AAGCACATGACTTCAGATGGTATAGTGAAGATACAATACCTGATCATTGGATTGATGCTAAAGCTAGAGAGTCTGATGAGTATAAGAAACGTAATGATAAACTAAAGGTTAAGATGCAATGAATAGTAGTAACACTAAGTCTGTACCAGACATTGATGAAATGTTTAATGAGCGAGAGTTCTGGAAATCAGTAGCAATAGAAAAGGGAGTAGATAAGAACGCATACAAAACTTTATGTAGAAATGTAGATGAGATGTTCTTTGAGGCAGACCCAGAAAATACAGGATATTTACACGGATGAGTATTGATGACGCAACACCGGAAGAGTGGAACAACTTAAAAGTAACAGAAGGATGGTCTAGTTACAAAGGCTATAAGACACCTGCTAAGTATGATCTTAATGGGCCAGACCAGCACCCACTGTTCCCTACCAAGGATGAGCCTATAGCAGCAGAAGCAGCAATGACTAAGAGTTATAAGTTTAAAACTGTTGATGATGCTGTCGATAGCCCTGCTCACTACAACCTATCAGGTGACATAGAATGTATAGACTCTATACAAGCAATGCTCACACCTGATGAGTTCATAGGCTATCTGCGCGGCAACTCACACAAGTATAGGTGGAGGTTCAGATATAAAAATAAACCTATAGAAGATCTTCGTAAAGCACGTTGGTATGAAGATAGACTTATGAAGTTTCTGATGGAGAATCAGGATGTCTTGGGATAGGAAGACTGAAAGGTCTGAAATGTTTCATAAAAGAAACAAAGCAAATTATAAGAAACAAAATAGAGCACGTACCAAAGGGTACAGGCAATCACAACTAAGGGAAAAGGATGACATCAATGACATCAAAGATTGGAAGGCAGGATTATCTGGGGATAGAGATTGATTATTCTAGAGAAGATGATCTTAATAACTTTTCTTTAGAGACTTTAAAAGATAGATATTTAACAGTGGATGAAACACATGCACAAGAAGCCTTCGCAAGAGCGTCCGTCTATGGCGCAACGTATCAAGACTATACTGACTTCGATCTTGCACAGCGACTTTATGACTACAGTAGCAAGGGTTGGTTCGGCTTTAGCACTCCTATACTTAGCAACGGGGGAACCAAAACTGGTCTACCTATCAGTTGTTTTCTTAATTATGTACCTGATTCACGTAGGGGTCTTTCTGATCACTATGATGAGAACATATGGCTTGCGAGTGGAGGTGGAGGCTTGGGTGGATATTGGGGTAGTGTTAGAAGTAACGGCGTTTCTGTTGCTAACGGTAGTGAGTCTACTGGTTCTATCCCTTTCATGCACGTAGTTGATTCACAGATGCTGGCGTTTAATCAAGGAAGAACTAGAAGAGGATCTTATGCAGCGTATATGGACATTAGCCACCCAGAGATTGAAGAGTTTGTGGCTATGCGAAAAACAACTGGTGGAGATCTTAATCGTAAATGCCTCAATCTACACAATGGTGTTACTGTTTCTGACGCATTTCTTAAACGTGTAAAGAATGATGAAAGCTGGAGACTAATAGATCCTAAATCTGGTGACGCTATTAAAACTGTATCAGCTAGAGATTTATGGTGGCAGCTACTACACACTAGAGCAGAGACAGGCGAACCGTACATTGTTAATATTGACAGGTGCAATGAAGCACTTCCTCAAGAGCAGCAAGATCTAGGATTGAAAGTAATTCAAAGTAACTTATGCTCAGAGATCACACTGCCAACCAGTGAAGAACGTACAGCAGTATGTTGTTTGTCTAGTGTTAACTTAGAATACTTTGATGAGTGGAAGGATGATGAATACTTTATTGCAGATCTAATAACAATGCTTGATAATATAATAGAACACTTTATTGAGAATGCTTGTGGGCGTATAACTAGGTACGCTGATAATAGAAAACCATATGGGGCTACCTATGATGAATTCACTGTACAAGAAGGTAAAGAAGGTTTTAAGAAAGCCGCTTATTCAGCATATAGAGAACGTGCGTTGGGCCTTGGAGCAATGGGCTTTCATAGTTACTTACAACGTAATGGAATCCCTTTTGAGGGAATGTACGCCTCAAGCTTCAACAATAGAGCATTTAAACACATCAAGACACGGGCTGAAGAAGCTAGTATTAGCTTGGCTACAAATCGTGGGACAGCACCTGATATGGCTGGTAGTGCTAGGCGGAATAGCCACTTGCTTGCTGTTGCCCCTAACGCTAGTAGCAGTATTATATGTGGTGGAACGTCTCCTTCTATTGAGCCTACGAGGGCTAACGTATTTACGCACAAAACGTTAACTGGTTCTTTTAAAGTAAAAAATAAATACTTGGAGAAGTTGCTTGCTAAAAAGAAAATTAATACGGAGAAAACGTGGAAGGATATTGCGGCGGCTGAAGGCTCTGTTGCAGACCTTGAGGCTCTTACCGAAGAGGAGAAGGAGGTCTTTAAGACAGCGCCAGAGCTTAATCAAATGTGGGTTATTGAACATGCCTATCAGCGTCAGAAGTATATCTGCCAAGCACAGTCAGTTAATTTATTCTTTAACCCACCACCAGCCACAGCAGAACAGGAAGTACATGATGAGTATTTGGAATATGTTAATAGTGTGCATTGGGCAGGAGCTAACAAACTCAAATCTATGTATTACCTCCGCTCTACAGCAGCTAGAAATACAGAGAATGTTAACATTAAAATACCAAGAATCAATCTTGAAGAAGGGGAGTGCCTAAGCTGTGAAGGATGACCACCCAATATATAGAGCTATGTTTTATATAGATGAGCTAAAGAAAGCAGTAGACTGGCCTTCTTACCTAGAGTACTATAGAGAGCAGGATAGAGACATAGCTACTTACTCAGGCTTTTGCGCTCAGATGTGGGCTAACTATATGAATGATGAGGTTCGCAGACAGACACCTTTGACTTATGCACAATACATCAGTAAGTACGAAGACTTATTAAAAGAAGGTTACAATGAAAGGTACAAAGATGGAAGATCATAAAATAAGAGCTTTGAAAGATCACTACAAAGCACAGATAACTTGGGCAGCTTCAGAGCTTCAGAGTTACTTAGAGTACCCATCAGCCGTAGGAGAGCACACGTTCTTAGAAACTATGGACAAGCTGGTACAGCAGATAGCTGAGAACGAAGACAAGATGGTGGTGTTGGAGACACACTTTGATGAGTAATATAATTAGCTTAGTACCTGAAGAAGCTTCAGCAGACGAAGTACTGGAGAGTTGTAAAGGAAACTATAGCTCTGTTCTTATACTAGGATGGAGTGATGATGATTTACTGCAAGCCAAGTCAACTCAATCACTAGACATCAAAGAGATTGTTTACATGGTTGAGTTATTTAAACAAGCAGTGTTAACAGCAGGATATGAAATAGATGAATGAAGATTTGATACATAAGATAAACCTTTGGAGTATGTCCAGAGGTATTATAAATAACAGTACACCATTGGCACAGTTTGCAAAGCTAGTGTCTGAGATAGGTGAGCTAGGCGACAACATAGCCAAGCAAAGATCCGTAGAAGATGATATAGGCGATTGCCTAGTAGTACTTAACACACTAGCTGTCATGTTTGATACGTCCCTAGAGCGGTGCTTAGAGATCGCCTATGATGACATCAAAGACCGCAAAGGTCACATGAACAGTGAAGGTATATTTATTAAAGAGGGAGATGTAGCGTGAGCCTACTAGGAACAAGAGATTATTATAAGCCGTTTGACCATCCTTGGATGTTTGACTACTACTCACAGCAGAATCAGATGCACTGGTTCCCTGAGGATGTACCTCTACACAATGATGTGAAAGATTGGCAGACTATGACTGCTGAAGAAAAAAACTTGCTTACACAGATCTTCAGACTGTTTACACAATCAGATGTAGATGTTAGCTCTGGTTATGTAGATAGATACATGAAGATCTTTAAGAAGCCTGAAGCCCGTATGATGATGGGAGCCTTCAACAACATGGAGTCCATACACCAACACGCCTACAGCCTACTACTAGATACCGTAGGAATGCCTGAGGTGGAGTATAAGGCGTTTGCAGACTACGAGGCTATGGCAGACAAGCATGAGTACATTGACTCTGTAAAGGTCGCTAAGGGCGATAAGAGAAGCATTGCCAAGGCACTTGCTGTGTACTCTGGTTTTACTGAAGGTCTTCAACTATTCTCAAGTTTTATAATACTGTTGAACTTTCCACGGTTTGGTAAGATGAAGGGTATGGGTCAGATCATTACTTACAGTATCAGAGATGAGTCACTACACGTAGAAGCTATGACCAAGTTGTTTAGGGAATTCATTCAAGAGAACATAGACATTTGGGACGATGAGTTCAAGGCTGAGATTTATCAAGCCTGTAGAGAGATGGTAGACTTAGAGGATAGATTCTTAGACCTAGTTTTTGAGCAAGGTAACATTGAAGGCTTGACTAAGGCAGAGATGCAGGAGTACATAAGGTACATTGCTGACAGACGTTTACTTCAACTAGGACTAAAGCCTAACTACAATGTCAAAGATAACCCTCTGGACTGGCTAGATGATGTTCTAGGTGTAGAGCATCAGAACTTCTTTGAAGGCAGAGCTACTACATACATGAAGGCTGGTATGCGGGGTGATGTTGGTAAGGTGAGCTTCGCGTGAGTGAGGGAAATATTATAAGTTTTAAAGTATTCTTAGACTCTAGAGGTACTCTTATGACGGAGTACCGTAAGTTTCCTAAAGATAAAGTGTCAGCGTTCTTTGAAGAAGAAGATTCTATCCTTGTACGAAAAATACTAGATGAAGTAGAAGTTAAACTAGACGGTTTGCACGATAAACTTGAAAGAGAAATACAAGCTTTAAACTAAAAGGTTAATAGTACGTGAGCTACTACTTACATTGTGAGTGCTCACAGTACCATTAGCATACTGGTAAAAGACAGTCTTATAAATAGTAGTATCTATAGTGGCTGTCTTATTACCGTTGTCATTAGTAACTTCCTGCTTAGTCTGTGTATTAACATAGCTGTTCAACAGCACACTAGAGGATGATACTGAGGGTGATACTAGAGCTACCACTTGGCCCTATCAGCCCAATAAGCTGCACTCATCTTACCTTTCTTAATGTTCTTAGCGTGTCTTGCTTTAAAGCTTTTACGCTTTGCTTTCATTCTATCTGACTCTCCTGCCTTTGGCTTCCCTGCCGTACTAGCACCTTGCTCACCAAATCTAATTGTTTTAATTTTGTCACCTTCTTTAGCAACAACAACATGAGACTTCTTAGGATGCTTTGGAGTTCTCTTAGGCTTGTTGTAGCCACTGACACCTGCACGTTCTAAGCGTGGGTCTTTCTTCTTAGACTTGCCACCCTTCTTATACTCTTCTCTATCCATCATTTGCGGTGCCTCGCTGTTTTCTTTGCAATCTTTTTGGGTTGTTTGCTGTGCTGCTTTCCTTTCTTTGTGTCTTCTCTTTTCTTTTTGCTAGTAGCAGCGTACTCCTTTGCTGATAAAGCCTCTCTAGCCTTCTTCGGGAGATACCTTTCACCTGTTGCCTTTCCTCCTTGTGTTGATGGTTTACCTGACTTAGTTCCCCATTTTTCCTTAGTCCACTTCTTTAAAGACTTCTGAGATTTCTTGAGTGCCATTACTTGTCACGCCTTGTTTTCTGTTGTATTAGCTCTTCAATAGCTTTCTGTTGTTTTGCAATAACATCTGCTTGATCTTTAATTCTTTTTTCTTGAAACTTAGCTTGATGTTTTTCTATCATTACTTGTACCCACCACCTGCTGCCTTATATTCCTTAGCAAGCATCTGAGCTTTACGGGCTGACCACTGACCAGCCTTACCACCTTTAGTACCTGCTTTGATCTTATTGAATAAACGCTTACGCATAGTAGGCTTAGTATAATTACCAGCCTCATTTACTTTAGATTTAGTTTTCTTTTTAGCTGCCATGTTTCACCTATTCATTAACATATAAATAATACCGCCTACTACTGTAGGTACTAATGCTAAACATAATAACACTATCATTCCTAGTTGACGTAGTTCTTTGTACCGTTTCTTTTTAAGTATAACAAGCCTTGCAATCTCATCTTGTTTAGCCTTACGAGCATTAGCCATCTCCTGCATACACTCTTGATATAGATGACCATTGCCAGACATTACAAATAAATCTTTGACTTCTTGCATAGTCTCTGAGATCTGCTTACGCGCCAGCGCAGCCTTAACAGCGTCACCTTCATTAAGGCCACCTGCATTCTGAGCCTTAGCTAGTTCTACTTCAGCACCACCTAGTTTACTTAAAAAGGTTCCAATAGTAGATAAATCATTTGCAGTTCCTGCTGCTTGCTTGATAGCAGACGTAGCCATGTTAACACCTGCAACAATTGCACTTATCTCAGCAATCATTTAGGACGAGTCTT